TTGTCGGCAAAATTTAGATACCAGCCGTTATTACCAAAAGTCAATCCGCTAACATCTTTTGGAACCCATTTATTTGTAGTGGTGTCTATCTGTCCAAAACTATCTGCACTAAGAACCTGACCATCACACCAGCAATATTCTGCCATTAGTCCATCAAACAGATAATCACTTGCTGTAGTGGAACCTGCTCTACCACCTATAGTGTTAGCTATAGTATTTTGACCTATTTTAAATGTATCTTGAAATGTATAATCTATTGTTCCAAGACCTGTAACATCAACCCCATCAAAATAAACAGTAAGTCTATCACTAGCTGAAGTAGCATCAAGATCAAAAGCTATAACTAAATGATGCCATATGTCTATATCAAGTATTTCAAAATCTGAAAGCCATCTTCCATTAAAATAATTATCTAAACTAATATGAATGTCTCCATCCGATTCTATTTTTATAACATCTCCACTGGTGTTTTCTGCCATCATAAAATGATGACCAGCGCTTCCATAATTACTAGAATTTTTAAACCATACTGATAGTGTTCCATCTGTATCAGAACTAGCTGCACTACCAAATGTTTGATCTAACTCACAAGAATCTTCTTTCTTAAATGCTGCTGAGTTAGAGACAGTAAAAGGATCGGTAACAGGTTGCCAGCTTCCTACCTGTCTACCTTTACCATTACCAAGATACCTAAAAGTATCAAAATATTTCTGAGCATTCTTAATGGTAGGTGTTGCTAGATTAGCTGCACTTAACTCTTTAAAATCTGTTGTTGGAGTTTCAGTAAGATGAGAAAATCTTGCTGTGCAGCGAAGATAAGTTCCTGCTGCAAAATGTAGTTCATCCTGCCCACTTAATCCAGTAACATTAGATACACCACTTGAAGCAGGAAATACTTCTGAGTCATTATTAAAAATTGTTATAGTATCATTGTCAGCATCATATTCTATTCTAAAAGTTCCACTTCTAGGACCACCTGTATCCGTAACAACACCACTATACGCTTGTATTTCTCCAGTTCCAATATTAAGATAGTAACCAGTTGAAGTCCCAGTTAATGTAGTATTATCTCCTATTTTTGCAATTCCAAGTACATAAAAGTTAGATGATGCAGGGTATGTATCAGCAGCCTCTACCTCAAATTCACAAACCCATTTCCCAGTTTTTGGTATTGCCATAGAAGAGAAAGACAAATAATAACCACCACTGTTACCAGTTGCTTTAAGGTTGCCCTCACTTAAAGTTATAGAAGAATTTTTATATAATGGTGTCAACACACATTGGTTATTTGTCGGGGTATCAGTGGATTGATCGGTAGAAGCAAGATTATTTGCAGTCCAGTCATTATTGTTTCCACTACTATCATTTCCAAGATCACTAGAATCATCAAAATTTAAGTAGAACCCATTGGCTCCAAAAGTTAATCCACTTGGATCTAGTGGCCTCCATACTCCATTACTATCGTATTCTCCAAAATTTTCTGGTCCGTAAGCTTGTCCGTCACAAAAAACACATTCAGCTAAATACCCGTCAAAATTATAAATAGTACTTACCTTACCAAGCTGGTGAACCGCAGCACTATTTGTAGGAGGCTGTGTTCCATCACTAGGATAAGTTGCTGTTCCGTTATTAGATACTAACTGTCCATTACAGAAAAGCTTCATTCTTTCTGTAGTAACATCGTTATTCGAGTCGTAAATCATTACCACATGATACCATGCATGAGGATCACGCAATAAATTATTGGTTGTAATGTTACCTGTTGATCCTGTTCCAGAATAATATTCGTTATAGAAATGAAGTGAATCAGCATTACTAGGACCAAAATTCATATAGGCAGCTTTACTTCCACTAGAACTAACCACACAGCCTAATCCAAAAGTCATATCATCTGAAAGTTTACCTCTTTTTACCCAAGTGGAATAAGTCCATTTTTTATTATCGGTTGGAGTTCCAAATGTTCTCTCAAAGTAAGCATCATCTGGTTGATTTAAGATGACACTGTTACTGACACTATATCCTCCACCCCCTCCTGCTTGACTAGAGGCTGCTGCCATTAATATTGCATTATTAAACATTCTTAGCTATATTCCTTTGATACTATTGCTTGAACTGCTGTAGATGTTCTTACTATATAATCTAATCTATCGCAAGCAGCAGCACTCGTAGAAAGTGTAGGCGCAGTTGCAGCAGGAAATTCCCAATTAGCTGCATAGCTTAAAGTACGGCTACCTGTACCATCTTGAACTATAAAAATACTTCCTACCTGTCCGGGTACACACGTATCTGGATTGGCTAATGTTCTGTTACCAGCTAGTGTTAAATGAAAGTTTTGTCCATTAGCAAAACTAATTGAAACACTTGCTGCGTCAGTAAGACTTACAATATCCGCAATAGCGTTTTTAGAAATGTGAACCTGTCCCAGTGGGGATGCAACTCCTACTCCTAAACTGGTATTAACGTACAGACCACCTCCGATACTGACATTGTTGCTAATTTGTGCTGAAGTTAGGACTGCATACCCACCAGAGACATTTGTTGCTAAAGCAGCAGAAGTAGCTTGAACTCCTGTAAGATTACCACCGCCACCAAAGTATTGTGATGCTGTTACGTTTCCTGTAACAGTCATGCTTGAAACAGATACATGATCACCAAATGTAGCAGACGTTCCAACTAGTGAACCCCCGATACTGGTAATACCTGTTACCGCTAATGTATCTGCTGAAACATGATTAGAAAATGTAGCAGATGTTCCAACTAGAGAACCACCTACACTGACTATACCTGTCGCAGCAAAACTTGATACTGAAACATGATCACCAAATGTTGCAGAAGTTCCTACTAATGAACCACCTACACTTACAATCCCTGTAGCAGTAAAGCTCGATACAGAAACGTGATCTCCAAATGTAGCAGATGTTCCTACCAGAGATCCACCAATACTGGTAATACCTGTTACAGCAAAACTCGAAACTGAAACGTGGTCATCAAAGGTAGCTGATGCACCTACTAATGATCCACCAATAGTTGTATTTCCTGTTACTGTAAAACTTGAAACAGATACATGATCTGAGAAAGTAGCAGACGTTCCTACAAAATTACCAGTTAAAGTAGTGTCTACAAATGAGGGACTAGCACTTGTATATACTGCTTTTTCTGCTGGATATGTACAGAAAACATCTTTTGTTCCAGAAGTAAAAGTTACAGCAGAATCACTGTTACTGGAAGATAAAACTGTATCTCTGGAAAGGGTTGTACCACTAGCGGTATAGGTTCCAATACCTATTTCCCACTCGTTAGCAGACTGGTGAACGATAGCATAATAAGTAGTATTGGTATTTCCAATAGCACTAAATGCTTCAAAACCAGACACGGCTCCGGCAAGTGTAACCGTTCCTGTACCTGTTGTAGTAGTTGTCTCTTTGACCCGATCTTTAATCACGAAAGCCATTATTTAGTGCCTTTCTTTTAGTTTAATCGGATAACAGCACTACTACTCGTTGCCGATGGTACGACTAGTTTAAACTCACCATTAGTTGCCGATTTAGCTCCACCAAAATCATATACAGCTATGACTGCTTTGCTGCTATGACTATCATTATAGATAATACATCCGTTAGCAGTGAAAGTTGCTGCTGACCAACTTACGTCAGCAAAGTCTACAACTCCAGAAGAACTTACTTGTGTTACTGTTACACTAGCAAGTGTTTCACCGCCTGTTGTATATCCATTCCCACTCGCAAGTTCACCTGTAATACTAGTATAAGTATTTGGATCTCCTGCTGATACATTTTGAGAAGAAGATACTAATGCTACTTTTATAGTATTAGTGTTAAGATCATGTTCTCCTAACATTACTTCTTGTTTAAATATATTATTTACGCCTGTCGTTATTGCCATTAGTCTGTCCCTTTACGTGGTTCCTGAAACAAATTGAGGAAAGAAGTTTGGAATTGCTGTCGAGTCAGCAGGAGTCCAAGTACTACTTACATAAGTTAACGATACTTCTGGTCGTGCATCTTTAAGTATAGCTCTTGCACGTATACGAGGAGACTTGTTTTGAGGATGGTTCTTTAAATTATAGTTACCATCACTTTCATCAGGACCAACAACAAAACCTGTTGACTCCTTTACACGATCCTCGTATCGGTATCGAAACCCACTCTTATCACTTATAAAATAAGCTCTAGTTCCCATTACATTCTACACCATTATACAAGTCTTAGAGAAGGCTTAATAAGCATAGGAGCACGTTCTTTATCTTCTGCCATCGCATTGTTTAATAAAGCTTCGTACTCTAACTTTAAAGCAGCAACTCTTTGAGGTGATATGTTAGGTCTTTTAAAACCAAGATAGTAAGCTAGTCCCATAGATAAAGCTGGAAGAAATCTATATGGAACATCTGCATTATCTACTGATTGATCAAAATCAAAAAATCTACGTATAGTATGCATTCGTACTGTATCAGTACTGTTTTCAGGAGTAGGCCAAATAAGTAGAGAT